AACTTTGCAATCATAGATGATAGATTAGCATATTCTTCCATAGAAAAAGCTGAAGAAATGGCTATGAACATAGGATGTGAGGGTTATCATATGCATGAGATTGAAGGTAAAGAATGGTACATGCCTTGTGAAGTGCATGAATTAAAGAAACCATGTCAATCAGGATATGAAATGTATGGAACTAAGATAAAGAATGGCAAGAGAGTTCCTAATTGTGTACCAATTAATAGATAATGGCAAGGAGTAAGTTTATAAGTTCAACAACTTTAGAAAGAAAGAAGGTTAGAAGAAAGGGAGTTCATGCTAAATCTAAGACATCAAAGAATAAAGGTGCTACTAATTATGTAAAACCTTATAATCAACAAGGAAGATGAGCAAAAAAAAGAGAAAAAATCCAACACCATCATATACTAGTCCTATAAGATCTACAAAAGGTTGTCTTTGTGATGATAACAATTATAGGATAGAATGTTGTGATGGTACAATATGGGGACAAGGAGTTGGTAGGACAGAAACTTAAACCAAAAATATAAATTTTTAAATCAATATAATTATATAGTCATGAAAGCAACTGATACAATTAGTAAAATCAAAAACATCTTAGGCATGGAGTTGTCAAAAGAAGTAAAAGAAGTAGAAGTGAAAGCTGAAGAAGTTACACTAGCTACTATGAATCTAGAGAATGGTACTGTTATAGAATCAGAGTCATTTGAAAGTGGTAAGGAAGTCTTTATTGTCACAGAAGATGATAGAGTTCCAATGCCAATAGGTGAATATACTTTAGAAGATGGAAGATCAGTTGTAGTTAAAGAAGAAGGTCTAATTGACAGTATCTCTGAAGCTACAGAAGAAGTTGAAGAAGAAGTTGAAACATCTAAAGAAGATGTTAAGGCTGAAGATTTAGCTACAGATTATCCATCAAAAGAAGAATTCAATGAACTAAAATCAATGGTAGAGGAAATGAAAACAAATCTATCTGAAGTTTTAGGATCTCAAAAAGAGGAAATTGAAAAGTTAGAAACTGAATTGTCAGCAGAACCTGCAGCACAGCCAATAACACATAGTCCTGAGTCAAAATCTAAAGAGATGGAATTTCAAATCTCATCAAATAGAGTTGAAACAAGTCTAGATAGAATTATCAACAAATTAAGTAAATAATAATAATTAAAATAAATTTTAAATGTCAAAGCCAACAATAACAACAACTTATGCAGGGGAAAGTGCTAAAAAGTACATTGCTGCTGCATTACTTTCAGGAACTACACTAGAGAATGGTGGGGTAACTGTTATGCCAAATGTAAGACACAAGAGTGTTATACAAAAGGTAGCTGCATCAGGTCTTATTAAAAATTCAACATGTGATTTTGATGACCAAGGAACTGTAGCAATTACAGAAAGAGTATTACAAACTGAGGAGTTTCAGGTAAACACTAAGTTTTGTACTAAACAATTTGTAGATTCATGGGAATCTGCAGAGCTAGGAGTGTCAGCATTTACAAACCTACCTTCTTCTTTTTCAGACTTTATCATTGCTAACTTTGCAGACCAAATTGCTGCAAGTGTGGAAACAAATATATGGACTGGACAAACTGGAAATGCAGGAGAAATAAATGGATTTGAAACATTATGGGCTACTGATGCAGATATTATTGATGTAGCTAATCCTGCTGCTATTACTGCTGCAAATGTTGTAGCAAAAATGGGAGCTACTTTAGATCTATGTCCTAATACAATCTATGGAAAGGAAGATCTTAAATTATATGTTTCTAAAGATGTAATGAAGAACTATATTAGAGCTTTAGGTGGTCTTGCCTTAGGTTTTGGTGGTGGATATGAAAACAAAGGTCAAATGTGGTATAATAACCAAGCATTAACTTTTGATGGAGTTCCAGTATTCATGGCAAATGGTATGTCTACAAACACAATGGCATTAGCACAAACTTCTAATCTTTATTTTGGGACTTCAGTTTTAAGTGATTTAAATGAAATCAGGGTAATTGATACTGCTGATACATTAGGAGATAGAAATGCTAGATTTGTTGCAAGATTTGCATATGGAATCCAGTATGGTTTAGGATCTGAAATAGTTCTTTACCAAGCATAATTGCTAAATTTTAATTTACTGATAATCAGTATATTAAGTTAATAATCCAAGTAAATAGGAGGTGTAAAAGCCTCCTAATACTTACAAAAAAAATAAAATAATATGAGTTGTAATTTAACTACTGGAAGGATAGTACCTTGTAGAAATAAATCAGGAGGAATTAAAAAGGTGTTCTTTGCAAATTTTGGTTCATTAGGAGCAATAACTGAATCAGCAGGATTAATAACTGCTTTTGCAGCATCTTCACCTGATATGTATGAGTATGATGTAAGAGGAGCATCAAACTTAGATACTACTGTTACAAGTTCTACTGAGAATGGAACTACTTTCTATACTGAAACATTAACACTACAACTACAATATTATGATAGAGCAACAAGTGAAGAAATTAAATTGTTAGCAGTTGGTAGACCACACATTGTGGTTCAAGACAATGATGACAATTATTTAATGGTTGGTCAGGTGAATGGATGTACACTAAATACAGGTAATTTTACTGTAGGAGCTGCAATGGGTGATTTTAATGGATTCAATTTAACTTTTGAAGCAATAGAGAAAGCACCACCATCATTTGTAACACCTGCATTAGTTACAACTGCTGCAACTGGTAATTCACAAATTAGTACTTTTCCTACATCATAATAGTTAAGTGTTTTTTTCTAATTAAAGGGGGAACTTAGGTTCTCCTTTTTTTTTAGAAATAATCTTACACTTTATAAAAAAATAAATAAATAGCATTATATAGGTATGATAATTCTAAGTACTGCAACATCAGCACAAACTTTTCAGTTTATTCCAAGATTTTCTGTTTTATCAGGAACTTTAACTATAAGGGATGAAGAAACCAATATAGTACAAACAAAACCAGTTCCTTTAGGTAAGACAGGTGGGTTTTCATCTATTAATGTTGCATTAAATTTAGAGGAAGGAAAGTACTATGAATTAGAATTAACATCATTAGGATCAAACTGGGACACAGTATTTGAATTATGGAATAATATTACTGTTAATTGGGATGAGGCATTAACAGCAATAGGATCAACATGGGGAAATGCACAAGAACAATGGAACTTAGCAACAAGCCAATGGCAAGATCCTAGAGAGGCAGTAGAGCAGACAATATATAAAGATAGAATTTTTTGTACTAATCAGACTATTTCACAAAGAGCATCAGAATATTATGATCCAATTAAAGGATTATACAAAGTAAGCACACAAGGTGATAACACCTACAAAGTATATAATGGATAATTATGAGTAGACAACACAGAAAACCAAAATTTGAAGGAGATATAAGAGTAGTAGATTTAGCTAGTTATGTTTCTCCAAAAGTTATAGAAGATCCTAGAAAGGATTTTGTAATGTATGGAGAGGATAACAACTTCTATCAATACCTAATTGACACTTTCATGGCATCTCCAACAAACCATGCATGTATTAATGGAATATCAGAGATGATATATGGTAGAGGACTAGATGCTACAGATAGTGCAAGTAAACCTGACCAGTATGCACAGATGATTAGCTTAATGAAGAAGGATGTAGTCAAGAAGGTTATATATGATTACTACTTAATGGGTGGTGCTGCAATACAAGTTATCTATGGTAAGGGAAGAAAGCAAATAGTTCAGATAGAACACATGCCAGTAGAAACACTAAGAGCTGAAATTAGCTCAGATAAAGGACAAATTGAAGGATATTACTATTCTCCTGATTGGAGCAAGTACAAGTCCTCTGATGAGCTTAAAAGAATACCTGCATTTGGTACATCTAAAGAAAGTATAGAGATATTATTTATTAAACCATATAAAGCAGGATATTATTACTATAGTCCTCCTGCATATACTGGTGGATTACAGTATGCAGAACTTGAAGGAGAGGTATCTAACTTTCATATGAATAACATTAAGAATGGATTAAGTCCTTCAATGATTATAAACATGAATAATGGAATACCAAATGAAGAAGAAAGATCAATAATTGAAAGAAAAATAGCAGATAAGTTTACTGGATCAACTAATGCAGGAAGATTTATACTATCATTTAATGATAATACTGAATCTCAAGCTAGTATAGAACCAATACAATTATCTGATGCACATAATCAGTATCAATTTTTAAGTACTGAATCACAAGAAAAGATATTAGTAGCTCATAGAGTTGTATCACCAATGCTTTTAGGTATTAAAAACAATACTGGATTAGGAAATAATGCAGATGAAATGGAGAAAGCATCTATCCTTATGGATAATATGGTTGTTAGACCTTATCAAAATCTTATGATTGATGCATTTGATAAGATATTAGCATTTAATAACATATCATTAAAGCTATATTTCAAGACATTACAGCCTTTAGAGTTTACAGATTTAACAAATGTTACAGATCAGGAAACAAGAGAAGAAGAAACTGGACAGAAATTAGCTCTAAAGAAGGGTATGCAGATACATAGACCTAATGATCATCTTACAAAAGAGGTAGCAAAGCTCTTAATTGATATGGGAGAAGATGAAGATTTAGATGGATGGGAAGTAATATCAGAAGATGTAGTTAATTATGAGAAGGATGACAAGCAAAATGAAATGTTACAATTAGCTGTCAGCACTGGATCAGCAAAACCTGCTAGTAAAAGTGAACAAGATTCAGGTTTATTTAAAGTTAGATACAGATATGCAGGTAAATTAACTAAAAACAAAAATGGTGATATAGTAACAAGACCATTTTGTGAGGCTATGTTAAAGGCTAAAAAGATATATAGAAAAGAAGATATAATAGCTATGGATAGTCAGCCAGTTAATGCAGGTTGGGGAGAAGGTGGATCTGATACTTATTCTATTTGGCTATATAAAGGTGGAGGTAATTGCCATCATGCATGGAATAGAGTGGTGTATTTTAGAAAAAGAAATGATCAAGGAGAGTTTTTACCTAATAAAGGCATAACAAATGATAAAAGAGTAACAGAAGCTCAAGCTAAAAGTATAGCAGGTGGATTTACTCCTGAAAAAAATCCAAAAAAAGTAGCACAAAAACCTAAAGACATGGCAAGAAATGGTTTTGCACCTTCAAATCCAAAATATTAAACAATGGCAGCAACAGTA